TACACAATATTTCGTTGAGTATTCTCGTGAGCATGTAAGTCTCCAGCAAAGACAGTTTTAAACTTATCAAATCTTTTCAAATCTACTTCTGGTATAACATGAGGTGGTATCTCACCACGAACATGAGTAAATAAGTAGTCCGCATCAATCGTTTCTATACAATTCTTTTTATGCAAATCAGCATAAGGCAGTATCGCCCAGTTATCCTCATAGTATGTTTCTGTTATTACTTCTACTAGAGGGTTGATGTCTTTAGTCGCACGAATTAAATTACTAAAAAATGTATAGTTTTTCTTAGTAGCTTCGTGGTTTCCATCATAAATAATTGTTCTTACTTTCTGTTGTCTAACAAAGTCAAAGTAGAGAGTAAGTTCATCCATAGAAGGGACTCGATCAAACAAGTCCCCTCCAATGATATGTAAACTTACATCATGATTTGTTATAGCATCCTGTACTTGTTGAAAGAATAACTGATACCTGGAACAAGCCCATGGTACTGGTACATTCTTTTGTCCGAGTTTTATATGCCAGTCTGCTGTAAATAAAATCATGCTACGAAGTCATCTCCTGGTGTCCATTCACAACCTGTGAGACCACCTGCTTTTAATGCTTGTAAAGTTCTAAGAACTTCATTTGCATTTCTGCCTGTGTTTAGAGCGTTAACAGATACATGCTGTATTATTCCTTCTGGGTCAAGTATGTAGGTTGTTCTATAAGGAACACCTTCATCACTTACAATTCCTAAAGCTGTTGCAAGATTGTTATTGCAGTCAGCTAAAAGTGCATGTTGTACGCCATAAAGAGGTGCATGTTCATCACCTGTTTTCCACTCCCATTTACAATATTCGTTATCAGGACTTATGCCATAAACTTCATCAGTTTCTGCCATTAAGCTATCCATACCTACTATCTCAGTAGGGCAAATAAATGTAAAGTCTTTTGGGTAAAAGTAAATTACAGACCAGTCAGATAAATCCCAACTATTAACTTTAATAAAGTCATGGTCTGCGTCTTTCCAATCTTCGTTAAAACTCATGTTACCACTTACACCGTTAAGTGTAAACTCTGGAAATTTATCTCCTACTCCAATCATGATACGTCAAACTCGTCAGAAACTTCTTGTGAAGGTTCATCGCCTTGATTATTCACTCTTCTTAGTAACTCTAATTGTGCATCTGCGGTTGGTCTTGGTAAGACATCATCCATAGATTTTAGACTTGCTACTAAGTCTTTTTCCCAATCCTCAAGTTCTCTTGGTTTACACTTTAGAACTTGTAATTGATACTCAACATTAAACACCTGTGGACCTGTTTTCTTTCTCTTGAAATGAATGTCATATCCTGTTACAGGGTCTGTTGGGTCGCCTAACTCTTCCATAGCTACAATCATTTGGTCAAATAGTTTTCTCTTAAGATTAAGAACTTTAACTGATTTGTCGCCGTAGTCTATGCATTGGACAGCGTAAGACCATCCACATTTTAAGTCAGGGTAAAAGTCACGAACATGGTCATGTTCTTTGTTGTTAAAGGTTTCAGAGTTTCTATCGAAAGATAAACACTCCATAGGAATATTCTTGTTATTCTCTCCTTTAATCCAATAGACATATCTAGGTAGTAAGTCTCCAACCATTCTTAGGTGGTGGTCTTCTTTACCTGCATAGTTATAGGTTTCGATTTTTTCTTTTTGGGCTGAGCCCTTGGTTTGGTTAAATCCAATTGCCATTTTTTTCTCCTTGTGTCTCCTCAAACATAAAGTGAATCCGACCTTCCTTTATTTTGAGCAGTCTGTTTGCTTTTATTATATCTTCTGAAATTGGACATTCCAGAAGGTCTAGTGTGGTGTCTTTACTATTAACATAGTTGTGATAATTGCGAAAGGATGCGACACCTGCATACTCTGCTACTTCTTTATCACTATATGACCTACCGACTTCCATCAAATCTTTCGGATTCTTCAGAAATGATTTCCCACCAAAACGGTACTTATAAAATTTAAAAGTCTTATCGTAATAGTTTTTCGGTTGGATTTTGTATGTAATAATTCTAAGGATTGTTATGATATCTCCAACATTCCCTTTGCTTATTTTTACAATCTTATCCCAGTTATATAGTAACATATATTATATCAAATTTTTGAGTTTGTGTCAAGAGTTATTTTTCTGAACTCTCATTCTGCTTATTCTCTAAGATTTTATCAGCATCCTCAGGTGCGATTGTCGCATGAACACCCATATGTGCCATGTCAATCATTCTACCTTCAAAGATGTAGCTGCCAGAATGTGTAAGTTCAATCATTGGTAATGCCCATATGTCAATACCAATCTTTCTACAATACTCGGAGAACATGTAATCTTCACTTAGATATCTGTTCTGCTCGTTAATTATACAGTCAAAAAAAGCGTGTATTGTTTCGTCTCTTTGAAAATCTCCTTCACGAATGTGGTCGGGAGTATATTCTAACTCAGGGTATGCGTCTGCATATTCCTTAAATACTGACTTTTCTATCATCATAAATCCAGTTGCTCCCTCTTTGATCTTTACAGGTTCAAAGACAGGTGCTTTGCCATCTGGATATTCCTCAGGCAGTGGATTAAATACCATATCTCCAGCTACTTTAGATAGTAGAGAAGGGTTTTGTTTTATATGCTCGTGTCCTTGTTGTGCAACATGCAAAACTTTTTCCCAAGCAATAGTTTTCTTTGGGTATAAACCAGTTAATATTCTTATGTCATCTGTAGTTGCCATAATGTGAGCCATATACATTAAATCCATAGCTCTCCATGAAATGTCACTATCAATGAACATTAAGTGAGTAGCGTCAGATTTAAGAAAATTTGCAACACAATAGTTTCTAGCTCTAGTAATCAAAGATTCATTAAATAAATAATAAATCTGTGTACTTATACCATGATTCATAAATGTACCAGTGGTATCCATAAGAGACTTAGTGTATAACCCATGACACATACCGCCATACATTGGAGTCGCAAACATTATGTTCATCTTCTGCATTTCAGGTATGTTTAGTTCAATTTTAGTTTCATTCATAATACATTTACCTCGTATCCTTGTTTTATATAATAGCCCATTCTAGCACTTGCTTGTCGAGCTGCTGTTTTACCTTTTAGATTAAAGTCAACCACTACTGGTTGTTTCTTTCCATCTATTTTTCTTATTATCCTACCAATAAGCTGTGTGAGTAAGGGGTCGTTATTTACTGGTGTTCCCAACACTAAACAACTAAGCTCATTGATAGATATGCCTTCCGAGAAGATTGACTGTGTTCCAAATAAGATTTGTTTATCTTTTCTTATCATATCCATAGTCTCTTCTCTTTCAGCAAAATCCATATCCCCTGTTATTGAAACTGCTTTATCTCCTACTAGAGCTGCACAGTTTTTTAGAAATGCTACTCTATCTGATACAACAAGAACTTTATGTCCTTCTGCAGCGTAACGAGCAGCTGTCATTGCTACACCATGTACATACTCCGCATCTCTTGTTAAGTGATTTATGCGTTCTGCCCATGGAGTATAACTACCATCTAAAAATCTAATATCTGTTTTATAAATATCAATTTTAGGAACTAGATAGTTTTCTTTTGGCGGTTTCATCACATTGCTACCGAAATAATCACGGAAAACAACATGTCTGCCATCTTTTCTTTCAAGAGTTCCAGTAAGTCCTATCTTGTAACGACACGGCATTTCATCTATAATCCTCGTAAAGGTTGGACTACTAACATGATGCATTTCGTCTAATATAATTGTCCCGAACTCCTTTTTTATATCGTCCATTCGACGGTATAAAGTCTGAATATTCCCGCAGACGATAGGAGCATCTATATTACATTGACCACTACCTATTCTCCCTGCTGTATATCCAAAGCATTTCTTCACCTCTTTTTCCCACTGATTTCGTAGGTTAGTCGTGTGAGTAACTACTAGTGTTTTTTGACCTAGCTTTCCTGCGATTGCTAAACCTGTAAATGTCTTTCCCCAACTTACCCAAGCGTTAATTATACTATTGTCTTGTACCTCATCATAAACCGCCTGTTGGCTTGGTCGTAAATCAAACTTAAACTCTGGATGTTCGATTTCATTTACCACTCGTTTATCTACTATCTCGTAATCGGATGGGATTAAATCTTCTCTCCCCATTGGTAAAGACACCAAACCCTCTCTAACATATCGAAATGTTTTGAACACGATAGGTGGGTCACTAGGTATTCGAGGAGCAATTGTATAAGTCAGTTCTTTTTCTAACTCATTAGTTTGTTCTTTATTAACGGATAAATATATTCTATTACTTAGTACTGCTTTCACTAATAAGTCTCCTTAATCCTGAACTAGAAAAAGAGTGCTGTCTATTAGTATAGTATACTTCATGCAATCCTTTTCCTGTAAAATGCTTGTCTGCCCAATCCTCTCCTATAAATCTCAAATGTATTTCTGTTGATTCTAGTAAATCTATCAGACTTTGTTCTGTATCGTAAGGAATAATTTCATCTATGTACTTTATAGCTTGTAATTGCATATATCTTTCGTATACAGACTGAACAGGTTGATTTTTCTCCTGTCTATCTATACTCGGGTCAGTTTGTAATCCTACTATAAGATAATCGCAATTCTCTTTTGCCTCTTTCATCATTACTACATGACCTGCATGTAATAAATCAAATGCTCCGCAAGTAAATCCTTTTATCAACTTAGTTCCTTCATGTACTGCCAATCTGCAATTCTCCATTCTTTTTGTATTCTTGGGTGGTTGTTATCCCAAGGACTGCTCCAGCCTGTCTTTTTCTTTCTGTCTATAATATGTTTTGGTAACATATCCCCCATAACTTCTCTAAGTAAGTATTTATATACTCCTGTGTCCCATCCAAATCTTTGTTTAAATTTTGTCATACCATCAAATTCATAACAATATCTAACAAAATTTTGACCTAAATATACAGGTCTACTTTCCATTCCAAACATTCCGCAGGTTTGGTCAGTTGCTAGTATATTTTGCTCGGATGTTATCATCAAATCACAAATCAACATATTGTTCCATTTATCGTCTGAAAACTGTATCTTAGGAAGCCATGGCTCTGATTTATAGTATTCTAATTTATGTTCACAATATCCTTCTATCCAATACTTATGATGATGTAAATATCCAGAGAACAGTTCATCTGCACTATCTCCTGTAATTATTACTTTACAACCATCTTTAGCAGCTTGTTCTGCTAGAAAGTATCTTGGTGCTCGTCTATTTCTATCTGACCAAGGGAATCTAGCATTATTTAGCCATCTTCTATCGTAGTCATATATTTTGTCTTGTTGTAATACAACTACTTTATGTTTTACACCCCATTCTTTACAAGTTTGTGCAGCTAATTTAGCCTCTAATCTAAACCCATTATGGTCATTATATAGTCCTTTTGTGTTATCATAAGCACATATGTATACAGTAAGGTCTAAATCCATATCTTTTACTACTGATAGAGCAAATGTACTATCAAATCCCCCACTCAAAAATAATCCTGTCTTTTGTTTATTACTTGCTATCTTTTGTATATTTGATATTAGTCTTGTTCTAAACTCTTCTTTATTAAACGGATTACTTTTTATTTTAAAATTATTCCAAAGATTCTTAAATATTATTTTATCTGTATTGAAATCAAATATTACATACTCTCCAGCAGCTACTTTCATAACATCTTTGTAAGGACTCTCATGTCCTTGTAATAATGAGTTTATTACATATCCTTGCTTTGTTTTTGTATTTTCTTCTAAATTTGACAAGCTTCTTAGACTTGTAGTAACAGTAACATTTTTACCTTTTTTATGTACCCATAAAGGTTTTGCTCCAAAGTGGTCTCTACATATAACTAATTTTCTTTTCTCTGGTTGATACCATGCTAAACTTCCATGCCAATCATTCCACTCTAAAAACTTAAATCCATATGTTTCTAGTCCATCCGCTAAGTATTTTGTATCATTCTGTATATTAGTATCATACATTTCGCCATTGAATACTAGATAATTATTCTTTTTGGTTTTATATGGTTGTAATTGTTTTTCTCCATTAATATCTAGTAATGCGTGAGCCATAGCAATATCTTTATTTTTCCACATAGACATTGCATCGGGACCACGAAACTGTTGTCGTTTCATCATCTCACCACAATTTTCAGTATCTGTTGTTACTACGAATCCGCACATATATAAATTCCATGAAATGTATAATCACATACTTGTTTAACTTTTACTTGTTCATACACAGTCATAGACACTAGCATTGCTAGTATTATCCATACTGGTATAAAACTTTTGTCAAAATTCATTCTACTACTTTAAATCCTTGTATTGAATCAACTTGTAAGTCTTCCCATTTTTTAAATTCTACATCATAACATATCACAGTATCTCCACTCTGATTTTTTATATGATTAGGAACTTCCATGTATTTCTCATTTAAAGTATACTCTCTATCGTAAACTTTTCCTGATTTTAAACTCTCAAATTCAATTAATACTATATTTGTTGCTAATTTATCTCTTAATTTTTCGATGTCAACCATCTCCATGCCCTCTCGTGATAGACATATGCTACTATTTTAATAACACTGTCTGCTACAGCTATACTAGCTGCTAGTTCATAACTTCCTGTTACAGTTACTGCAATTATTGCAGTTACACTCATAGCTATAATACGCCATGATAGTGCTTTGTACCAGTCTCTTTCTATCTTATCCATTTTATTCCTTGGAGTTCTTTTATATCACTCCACACAAACCATGCATACTCTTGTGAATCAGTTCCTGTCCCTGTAAATGAAGGTCTTTTGCTTAGTACAAATAACCCATCAGGCGGAAACTGTTGCCAAAAATCGTACCTCTTTTGACTACTTAAAAAATTTATTCTTAATAACATTATTACTGTAGTTGATAATCCCATTGCATGTTCAATAAACTCTTGCGCTATACTAAAGGGTGGATTTGTAAATATTAAATCAAACCCATGATCTTCTGTAAAATCATGTCCATAGTCAAAAAAGTCTTTATCATGCTGTATTTCACAGGTAGATACTTCTATTCCTTTATTTTGTAAAAACTTTGTTATTCTACCATCTCCTTCACAAGGTTCCATTGCAGTTTTAAACTGACTCCAATCTATCGGTAAATTTTCATAACACCATTCTGGTGTGGGGTAGTAATCATACGGACTTCTACTCATATTTTTCTCCATGTATCTTTTTTCTTTTCTTCACAATACTCCCATATCTTCCACGGAATACCTTTTTGATATAGTACTCCTGCCCAGCTACTACCTTTCATAGGAGGTCTTGCCTCTACAAAAGGGAATGGCACATCTTTTAGCCATACTACTGTTGCTATATCTTTCTTTTCTACTTTGCGAATCTTATGGTATTTTAGTGGTGTTGTCTTTGTCTTTTCATCATACCAATAAACTCCATCGCTGTCTATAAAATGTTTTCCCCTGTGTTTCATCATACCTACTTCATTATCTACTTGATATCGAAGTGGATATACACTTTTCATTGGTGTTTGTAATCTTCTCATACCAATAGTTTTACCACTCATGTTTTTATCATCAACTATTTGGTCACCAATAAGCACTAGCCCATCAATTTCTTCTGGCTCTTCTGAAAGTATATAGATTGGAAACTTAATTTTTCGGTTCATAATACATATATTTTCTTGCAAAATTACTTGCTAAATCTTTATAAGGCATATCAAAACAAGATAGTTTAAATAATACTCTTTCATTGGCTAGTGGAGCGACTCGATGCTCTTTACTTGTATCTACAATCGCCATCTCATACTTGTAAGACTTATCTCTAAATTCTATAGGGTCATCCCCACTCATCTTCCATATTACTGCTGATTTTGTACCTTTGTCTACATGCCAGTCTAAACGAGTTGTTGGCGATAAGAATATAAATTTCATATTAAATCTACCCTTTATACCAAACATTCCAACAAACTCTCCTTCAAGTAAAGCATTACTCCAAGGAGCATAATGATACCCATGTATCTTTTTACCTTTGAAATAAAACTCTTTTCTTGGCAAAGTATATGCTACTTCTTCTAAGTATTCTTTGTCTAATGCATAATTTATATGTAAACAATTAGGCGGTATTTTGTCTAATTTTTGTCGCACTTATATCCTCTATATCTTTACTAAAATGTTCTTGTTCAATAACATACCCAACCTTTCTTCCATAAGTAATATTTACTATATTTGGAACAGATTTAATTTGTACTATACCAGCTAAATGTGCTAGTTTCTTTTTTAATTTTTTCTCTATCTCATATGCAGAATATGGATTATTTTCGTCCCATTCCATACTTCGAATCTGCACTTCTACTTGTGGCTCTTTCTCTAGACATCTTTCTAGTAATGCCTCGTGTCCTTCATGCCAGGGTTGCCACCTACCTAGCATTTGTACTGTGGGAGTTTCATCTTTCCATATTCTATGTCCTATACTCCAACATACATCAACAGGGTCATCATCATCCCACTCATGTATATCGTAATCATACTCCGTCCACTCAGGCCACTCAAATATTTTGTTAGTATCTTCATACTTACTCTCTACTACTCCTGACATAAATATAGTCAGGTCAGCATCAAACTGCTCTCTACCTGACTTGAATGGACATATAAAATCTACTAATGCAATTTTACCACTATCTGATACTGCATTTGCTTTATCCAACATTCTTCTAAACTGTCTCCAACGACCCTGTTCTGAGAAATCCCAGTCATCAGCTTCGTGGCGCATTTGGTCTGCGTTTATGTGGACAACTCTGTCAGTCATTATCTTCTTTATATTCTTACAAAGAGTTGTTTTACCTGCTCCAGATTGTCCAAAAATTAATACTTTCACTTCAATAAATCCTTATAATTTTTTCCTACTTTTACTTTCAACCATGCATTTTCTGCTGTTTGTTTTGCTGCCTTGTACTCTATACATTTAGCACACTTACCGCATGGCAACCATCTTTTATCCTTTTCTACTTGTACTGGCTGCATACAAGTCCATGCATAATCTACTAAGACAGGATATTTTCTCATAATAAATGAGTATATCTCTGACTTTGTATTATGCTCAAATGGAAATAGCATAAGCGGTGTTTGTAGTTTCTTTTCCCACTGTAACCCATGTATCTCCCACTCTTGATTTTTTATCATTTCTACATTTCTTTGAACATTTTTTAACATTCCACGCTGTTGACTACTATCCTCAGTATTTGTTCCAAATATAACATATTCTATAGTCCACTGTGGGTTTCCTACTATTAGTTTTACTACATTATCTATATTTATCCACCCTGCTGCAAAATTAATACTTTTCATAGGTATCGTATTAGTACTCAATACAAATGGCACTTTAAAATAGTCTGCTGACTTTCTAGCAGCAAGAACTAAATTATGAGTTCCAGGTCTATCTGCTAATAAATCTGTCCAAACAATAGGCTTTTTACCTGTATCTATTGCCCATGCCAAAGCTGCTTGGCTTTCTATTCCACCACCGTGAGGTATAATAGTATCTATATTCTCAAAATCAGCTACGCCCTCACCTTTATGCTGTCTATCCTCGAAATCTAAGTAAGTCTTAGGGTCCATAATAAAAATCCTCAAAATCTTTCTTGTAATACTCGTATATTAACTCTTTGTTTTTATCTGTCCATTCATAAGGTCTGCTTTGACTTACATTCTTTCTAGCTTCTTTTATCTTTAGTTTCTCCCAAATAGTTTTATCTTCTAACTTATGAACTTCTA